GTAACACTTCCAGCTAATACAGTAACGAGTGCAATGATTGCTCAAGCAACGATTGTTGATGCGGATATATCAACAACTGCAGCAATTGATCAAGGTAAAATAGCGGACACTGTTTTAAATCAACAGGCAGCCAGCTATACTTTGGTGTTAACAGATAAAAATAAAATGGTTGAAATTTCCAATTCTTCAGCCACTACTCTAACCATTCCAGCAGATAACAGTGTTAATTTTGGAACTGGAGCTACGATTGTAATTTTACAAACAGGCACAGGTCAGGTAACCTTAACAGCTGGGGCAGGCGTTACATTAAATGCAACTCCAGGTGCTAAGTTGCGTACTCAATGGTCATCTGCTACACTAGTAAAGAGAGCTGCAAACACATGGGTAGCACTAGGAGATTTGAGCGCATAATATGGCAACTAATAGTAGTGAAGGTCCAAAGTCTAAAAGAAAAAACGCTAAGCCAGCTATAGCTGCTCGGAACAGCAAAGGATGCCGCTAATACAGCTATAACTAGCGCTGGGTTTACCGTTGGAAGCGTAACCGCAGTACCAGGTGCTGCTAATACGGTAAATACTGGAACCACACTAGACACAGTAGCAACAGCGCTTACCGATACATCTGTTGTGCCACTTGGTACAGCTATAGACTACACTATTAATAGCCCTTACTTTCCACCGTTCTTCCCACCGTTCTTTCCTCCATATTTCCCACCGTTCTTCCCACCGTTCTTTCCTCCATATTTCCCACCGTTCTTCCCACCGTTCTTTCCTCCATATTTCCCACCGTTCTTCCCACCATTCTTCCCACCATTCTTCCCACCTTTCTTCCCACCATTCTTCCCACCATACTTCCCACCATACTTCCCACCGTATTTCCCACCATACTTCCCACCAGCATTCAAGTAGTAGGTAAATAGAAAAACCCACCCCGTAAAAAGGGTGGGTTATCTAACCGTGGATATTTATTTTTATAATAATTCTGTAATAGTATAAAAAGATGGGGTAGTAAATCTTTCTCCTGAAGTAACCATCTTCACTCCGTGAAGATAATTAATATCGCCAGGGTGAGCTACTGCAAGACCAGGCTCTGGTTTAACAATGATATCGTGTTGTGGATAATAAAGTTCTCCACCCTCAAACTCATCATTGTAATATATTAAAGAATTTAAATCATATGTAGGAAATGGGTTAGGTGAACCATCGTTAAGTTGCTTGTCAGCATGAGCTTGTTGTTCTAAACCCGGAAACCACCTAATGATAACCGGCGGCCTAGATGATAGTTTAACGTTAAAATTATCTTCTAAAAAATATTTCATTTTTAAAATATATTTATCTACCAGAGCACAAACGTCTGGATTAATTCTAGAAAGAATATCATAACTGCATTGACGATTTGACCAATACGAAGCATCATAAGTGCATGTTCCGTCTTCGGAATAAGTATTTTCCCCTGCGTCCATCCATTCGTTAATTGTAGGTAGAAAAGACTGTATTTTTTTTAAATCTTCTAATTCAACAAAATTTTTGATAATTTTTATATTATCAGATGAAGAACCAAAATGTCCTGGTAGAATTAATGACTTGTCATTTGTGTCAAACACGATAACCCCTAAACTCAAAGTTGTGGTATACTAATCATATCATAAATCAAAAATGAACGGAGATAATATGGAATACTTTCATGTAGGAGCTTGTAAAAATCCAGAAGACAACGCTAAACTTGGAATCTATCTTTATAGAGGCGCTCTTGCAGATGACGCAAACATTCCAGAAAGACTAGAAAAGACTATTGGCGATAGTACTCATGAATTGTTTAAGTGGTCAGAAGCAATGGTTGGCTACAACGAAAAAATGCCAGAATATAGAGACTGCGTAGATCTAAAAATGAGCCCAGCGCACTGGCCTATGTTGACTCCAGAGTTTGAAGAAATAAAAAAATGTTATGAAGATACAGAAAAAGCAATCAAACAATGCCTAACGCATTATGAATCTTTATACAACTTTAAAATGGAATACATGGAAGCTATTAACTTTGTTCGTTACGGCGCAGATCAACACTTTGCCGTTCATACAGATCATGGATTCTCTTACACCTGCACCGTTTCATCAATCGCTTATCTTAATGATGACTACGAAGGAGGGGAGCTTTGGTTCCCTTACTTAAACATTGCGTTTAAGCCACAAAAGGGTGACATTTTAATATTCCCATCAACCTACATCTACGCCCATGCTTCGCTAAAGGTTACTAGTGGCATTAAGTATAGTGCAGTAACAATGTTTGACTATAATGATAACAATCATAAATCCGCAATAGGGTATAATTCTGACGGCTCAAAAATTACTGAAAATGTTGGAATATCAAAGGGTGGCACACAGCCAATAATGTACGCACCACCAAGGTAATTAGATGACCAAGTTAACGTTAGTAAAGACAACTCAAAATCCACCAGAGATAAAGCAATCTCGATTTAATAGAGATTGGATGGATGCTACATATAATAAGCATGCATATCAATGCCTTCCTTTAACGGTTGCTAATGTTACTGGTTGGGAACTAATTCTTCAACAAGATGTTCTAGTTCAATGGGATGGTGGAAACACGGTTCCCAAAGTATTGGAGGGTGAAAAACTTGATGATAGACCAATTGCAATCCCAAGCATTATTGGAATGATGTCATTTACTACAGGTTGGGCTTTTAATACGGAAGACGGATATAGCACTTGGATATCTGGTTCACCCAATTATTTTATTGATGGTGCAGTTCCACTGACTGCATCGATACCAAGTTATTGGTGGCCAGACGAATTTAATATGAATTGGCAAATAACAAAAGTTGGAGAACCAGTCCTTTTTCCAAAAGGAATGCCTATAATGCATTTTGTTATTTATCCGAATACTTTACTTGAATCAACAGAAATTGTTGTAGAGAATCTTTGGGATAAACCAGATTTAATGAATGCGCGCTCCTCGTATGGGAATGCAAAAATGAAAAATAATACAGAGAATCCTTGGACTTGGACAAAGGGAATTAAGACTGGTTTAGATGAAAATGGAGAAAGAATTGGCCCAGCTTTCGAAGGTTTACCAAAGTTAGCTCATCCTTAATATGAATTTTACACAGGAGCAAAAAAGTAAAATAAAGATTAGAGCTATTGACGCACTATCTACTTCTGTTCAAAAATTATCTTCCCTTCTTGAAGTTCAGGAAACGCAAGAATCCGTTATATTTAAAGAAGCTTTTAAAGCAAAACAAATTCAAGAAAACGTATTAAAAAGTTTAAATAAAAATGAACAACAAACCAGTTAGCGAAGAACCTATACACGAATTTACTGAATCCTTAGATGATTCAGTCCCTACTTACTCAGAAGAAGATGGCAACATAATAATGCCCAATGGAGGTACTACTCGTGAGTATGTTCTTACTAAAGAATTTGCAGATGCAAATAAATATATAATACTTCCGCTTTCTCCAACTATAGAAGATCTAATATAGATGTATAACGCACAAAAAGATCTAGAATACATAAATGAACAATTGGCTTTTTACGTTTGTTTTATTGGATTAGATATTGATAAATATGATTCATATTCAATAGATCAGTTAATAGATTCAGCTAGAGGCATAACAGATATTCCGATAAAAGAAATTGAATCTAATGAATTAGATGGTCGAAAAAATGAAGTTTTTTTGTTTTTAAAGAATCAAAGAATTTCTTTAATAGGAAATATTAGAAGACTTTGGTATATGCGCCAACTCGCTTTGGGAGCAATTAATCGTGAATTATGAAATGAATTATTTTGAGAATTTAATTAAATTAATTAAATATATAGATATAGAATCAGTTGAAGACTCAATATCTAAAAGTAAAAAAATAAATAATTATCTTAAAACTTTATCATTAGATAAAAGAAAAATAGCTGCTGGAATGGATTTTCTAATATGGTATTTTGATGTCTTTAGTGAAGATAGTCATTTCTGGAACGTAAACCCCGCGTATTACTATGCAGCTAATACTCATGAATTTGGGTTTCTTACAGCAAAACCAGAAACATCACTTATGACTTTGCCAGCATTTAATACTGGACTAGCTAATTTAATGAATAAAAGATCAAAATTAACCATGTTAAATAATTATCAATTAGATCTATTTGAGCAATTTATTAAAACAGAAGAATGGGATTATAATACTGTTACAATGCAGGAGATTGAAGCAGATCAGGGACCAACATACGACTTCATATGCATGAGTCTTCATGATGTAATTCACAATCCTAACATTTGTATTAATTTTTTTAATAGGTTAAATAAAAACGGAACACTAATGATGCTTTATACAGGGATGGATTCACTGTATCAAGATGAGTCTGTATTTACTGAGATTTATCAGGTTCATCAAGTTCTAAAAAGTATTGATAATTCAGCCGTTTACCACAACCCAACGGGCGCAGCTGTTACTTATGCAGTGAAATTGTAGTACTATATACTTATGATTATATTAGATGATTTTATTAAAGACAAAGATCTTTTAAAAGAAATTGAAGAAACAAAAGATTTTTTTCCACCATCTATGGGCAATGAAGATAGGATAGCAATTGAATTAAACAGCTATCATGACGATAAGTCAGACTGTTTTGCTCCATATATGTTTTGGGACGGTTGGTGGAAATCCCCAGCGGATACTGCAAGAAAAAAAGTTGTAAAAAAAATATGGGAAAATAATTTACCCTTTCCAATCGAAGAGGTTTGCGGTTTTGAGTACTGGACAAGGACATTTAATCCTGGACAATATTTAGGAACTCACGTAGATGAAGACACTTTTCTTTACGCAGACAAAAAAATATTTAGAGGACCAGCAATAGGGTGCGTATATTACCCTCATACAAATAATGTTGTAGGCGGATTTTTAGAATTACACCCAACTGCAGTTTCTGAAAATACAGAAGAAGCTTTGGAAATGGCAAACATAGATCCATTAATAGTTCCAATTGAGCTAAGAGAAAGAATAGCCTGTAATCCTAATAGATTAATAATATTTGATGCAGGTCATATAATACACAATACAACCGCTCCCGTAACTGGAGTCAGAAGGGTTATGGTTGTAAATGTCTGGCATAAAGATAGTCCTCCAACAGCTTTGGAAACTGGTCAATTTTTTTATGAATAGTAAACTAAATTTTGTGGTATAATTAACTCATGAAAAGCAAATGGAAAGCCACTGTTTCTAATCCGCTGGGTCAGGAATCATACGATATGACCTTAGAGGATATTGATAATACAATTCAAATACAGATCACAAATGAAAAAGGTAGCGCTACTTTTACTCAAGTAGTTTCTAATGAACGATTAATTTTTTCTACATCAGTAGATACTCCGATGAGAGCCAAGGTTAACCTGGAGCTTCTTACAGAAGATTACTCTAAAGAGGAAAAGTTTGATGCTATTCTAACCATTGGAGAATTTTCAACTATGTCAGTAGAGTGTGTAAAATATGAATAATTCAGCTTACGATATTCCAATTTTTTCAATTGATAACAGCTATGATGTTACGTCTTCATTAAAGGGTAAAGTTTCTTTGATTACTAATATTTCATCAAAGCTTGGCTATACTCCCCAGTGCAGTGTCACATGGTCGTATGCTAGAACGTGTAAGTATTTATGGGAACTTCAGCAGATACACGATATGTTTAAAGAAAGAGGTTTTTCTGTAGTTGGAATACCTTGTAATCAATTTGGAAAAATGGAACCAAAAGAAAATTTAGAGATTCAAGAATTTATAAAGAAAGCTTATCCATTTGTAACTTTTCCAATCACTGAAAAAATAGAGGTTAATGGAAAGAATGAGCATCCTTTATATGACTTCCTTAAGGGAACACAAAAAAGAGCATATTCAGACACCACAGCAGACGGCACCGATGCTGCAGCCGCAGGGCAAAATCTCGCAGGGCAAGCTATAGCTCGAATACCTCATAATTATGAAAAGTTTTTAGTAAGTAGAGAAGGTGTCATGGTAAGTAGATTTAACTGGCAAGATGGTCCATTAGACGAAGAACCTAGAATTATGGGTGCAGGATGGACAATAACTGAAGCCATAGATGAATTATTAGGATAGGAATCTTATGTTGAATTTAGACGGAACCAATAGTCAATCACAAAACTTGAGCACGGAGCCATATCCCGTATCTCCAGTTATTGATAAGATAACAATTGATGAAATTGGCGCAATAGAGTCAGAAGAATTAGGTGCTGGTATTGTTGTATTCAGAAATGCATTTAACATGAATCAATCACTAGTTCTTGATTACATAGATCAAAATGCAGCAGAAGCACACAAAACTAGATGGAATTATATAACCGGAGAAGATGGCGTAGAATATGGAATTAATGAAGATGGCTTTAGGTATAAGCTAGAAGAAATACCAGGAACTCCAGTCAGACTGCTTCAGCCAGTTAATCCAAGTACACCAGAAGAAGTTAAAGAATTTTTTATTTATCTTGAAGAACAAATATATAAAAGTCTTCTAAAGTACATCGACTACTATCCCCTCATGCTTGGAAGCATATGGTGGAAAACTAGAGGTCACATATTAAGATATGGTGATAATGGGATTCTTGGAACACACGCCGATAACGATACAAATTATAAAGTAACCAACGGAGTTAGGTACATGCCAAGAGGTATGGTGGCTTCTCGTCAAACATGTGGCGCATTAATATATTTAAATGATTGTGTAGAAACAGAAGAAGAATTAAGCGGAAGAAACTTTACTGGTGGAGCGCTTCAGTTTGTTCATTTGGGAATAAAATATAAACCAAAAAGAGGCGATATAATTTTCTTTCCAACAAACTATGTAGCTTCACACAATGTGGAAAGAATGGGCAAGGGTGTAAGATATAGCTATTTAACATTCTTTGGACAAGGGGCAGATGATCCTCCGGCAAATATTAGAATAGCTGAACCAGAAGCAAGCTTTGAATGGTGCCCGCCTGTTTGGTTGAATAATATATATGACGATTACGAAATGTATTGCAAGTCTCCACATTCTAGATATGATGACGCTAACTCAAAAAGACTTGGCGTAGAAGCAGGGTGGAATCCAATTTACCAAGGTAGAAACGTTGCTCAGTATAGTCAGAGTCACGAGACGATAGAGCTAGATTCTGCTCAAGGTAAACCAATTGAATCTAATCAAGAACAAGTATTAATAAATGAAAATTTACCAGAAGGGCCATGTGGAACTGTTCCACAAAAGATATAGGCGTCATATGATAAATAACAATGTTGAAGCAAAACATCTTGGTAGCGGAGTTGTTCTTTTTGAATCAGCTATAGATCTAGACTGGGATTACGTTAGGGAATTCAGTAGAGATGCAATTAATAAAGAAAAAGAAGATATGTATACACCAACAGTCGATCCAGAAACTGGTGATGAAATTTATCTAAATAAAAGTGGATATTTTTTCCAAAAGGAAAGCGTCGACCACATGCCAGGCAGGGGTTCTGCAATACACAGATATGGTGATGAAAAAATAAAAAAGATATTTGATTTTGTTGAAGAAGCAAAAGATCAATATTTGTTTAAATACTTTGAGCTTTTTCCTCTCGCCTATAAGTGTGTTTGGTGGAAAGTTAAGGGGCATATAGTTCAGTATAAAAAGGGTGTTTACCTAGGTAGCCATTCTGATGTAAGCGCTGATTACATTTATGATATTTGGACCCCAAAAGATCAGCTAGCAACTAGAAATGTTATTAGTAATGTTTTTTATCTTACTTCATCTGTTGAAACAGAAGAAGAATTAGATGGAACAAATTTTACTGGTGGTCATCATTATTTTAACTATCTAGACATAGATGTAAAACCTAAAAAAGGTGACTTGTTATTTTTTCCATCTAACTACATGGCAGCCCATGAGGTTAAACCAGTTGAAGAAGGAGAAAGGTATTCCTACCTAGGTTGGTATAGTCACGGTACTCCAAATAAAGATGTCGGGGAATTTGTTGTTGATCCAAATAAAGAAATAGAATTGGCAAAAACAGCAACCAACCTTTATATGCCCACATTAACTTCAGACTATAGACAACATCTCTTGGACAACGGTTATGACCAGTCTTCTGAACAATTTAATATAACAAGATCAAATTATTAAAATGATAATAAATGACCTTAAAATAAAAGACATTGGATCAGGGCTTTGTATTATTGAAGAAGCTTTTGATATCGATCAAAAGTTTGTAATAGACTATATCAACTGGCTTAAACAACAAGAGGAAGACACCTTTACCTATATAGAGGAAGACGGAAAACGTTACGCTATAAATAGAGCTGGTTTTAAATTTGACGTAGATGCAACATCCATGGCTCCAGAAAGATTTATCGATCCACTATGTAAGATGTCAAATAGAAAACCAACAGAAGAACAGCAGCAGCTCATTCATGATTTAGAGGATTTAGTATATAAATCATTAGTTGAATACTGTAAAATATACACTGAAGCAGCAACCGTTTGCTGGTGGAGGGCTCCAGGTCATATAGCCACGTATTCTAATGGTCAATCAATAGGTCAACATTGTGACGATCAGATACCATATGAATACGGTAAGACTCCACATAATGAGTTTTCAAAGCATAATAACATAAGCATAAACATTTATCTTAATGATGCGGTTGAGTCAAAAGAACAATTAAATGGGACAAATTTTATTGGTGGTAATATATTTTTCAAACATGCAAAGCATACGCATAAGCCAAAAGCAGGAACAATAGCTATATACCCCACTAATTACATTGGAACCCATGAAGTGTACCCGGTTACAGATGGTAAAAGAATAGCTTATTTATCAGCGATTTCTTATGGTACACCAGGTAATGCAAGTCCAGTCCCAATTGAAGGTGACTCTAGAATCTGGATGCCAAACCTAAAAAAAGACGCTGGTTTAAAATTCTAATAATAATTTAACATTATATCATTACTATATAGCTAAATCACCTTAAGGAACGCCAATGCTATATAATGACATTATCAACTATGACCAGTCTAATGTCCAATACAGTGGAACGGTTATATTAATAATAGAGGGTATATCAAATCCTGTTATTTTAAATGATATTAAGATTAACTTTGGTGGAAAAGAAGACTACTCAGTAGCTACCACAATAGGTGTAATAAGTATAGATCTAGATCCAACTGGAGTAATTACAATAGAAACCCTAGAAAGAGAAGGCGCAGCACTTATCCAGGCAAGGGAAATAACCATACACTCTGGAACACTTGTAAGTGTTGAGTATCAGTCTGAATAAGCTCACCAACAGAATTTAAAGTACTACTATATAAATATCTACTTTTTAAAGAAGGAAAAATGGCAAATATACTAGTCAATGATACTGTACGTCTAAAAGTTAAATTTATTGACGTAGATACTAATGGTAATCAGGTAGAGGTTTCTCCCGTTTCAGTTTCCATGAGCATAACAGATTCAAGTAACGCAATTGTAATATCAGCTACCCCTACACCCCTAAGTGGTTCTGAATTTTATTATGACTACACGCCATCAACAGCAGGTACATACAAGGTTTCTTTTATTGGTATTTTGGAAAACGATACTACGATTAGCGTTAATCAACAGATATATGTAAGTACTCCAACAGAAGATTATAGACCAACTGTATTTTTAAGAGAAGATGAAATAATTGCTTTTGCAGCAGATATAGAGCCTTTATACCTTGATCCAGAACAGCTTCTTCCATATTTTCCCGACGCTTCTCTTTTAGAAATAGGCGAGTTTATTCATAATTATTCTATAGAAATAAAAAATATATTTAAACTGTTAGAAACAGAAGACGGAACTAAAATTCCATTCATTGCATTTGAATACATAAGGGCAGCGACATGCTGTGAATTAACGAGAGTATACGGAAATGGTGGAGATGACGAGCTTTCGGTAAGACTTGGCGATCTTTCAATAACTAATAAAAACTTACCTAGGAACACTCTAAGTAGAGCTAACGCCACCACTTGGTGTCAGATTGCGGCGATGCTTAGAAAAGAAATGCTCACATCAAAAGTTGGAATGAAAGCAGTTCAACCAAAAGGACTGCCGACACTCCCAACAATTGGAGCTGGAAGAAACATGGACCCATATACTGGATTATCGCTTTACTACACTCCAAGAGATTTGTATGGACCAACTCATATCCAGTCACCAGATGAAAATCCAATTCCAGAAAGAGGAATAAGGAAGTATGATTGATCCAAAACGCACGTTAAGTAACATACTGCGCAGTTGGGGTCATAACATATTAGTTCAAAGAGTGTTAGATCAAAAAAATATGACCTACAGCCAAAAAATGCAAAGGTATACCGTGAGAGCAGTATACCCGGGTGCTCAGCGGATTTGCTAACATATTAGAGGAAAACATACAGGGCTTAACAGTTAGTTCTGAAGTAATATATTATTTTCAAGATACAGCAAATATTAAATCTGGTGATAGAATATATGAAGACTATCCAGGAGGTCAAGAAGTTTTTTTAATAGATTTTTCTGCCCCAATAAGGGGTAGAGGTGGAAAAATAGTTTACTGGATTGCTGGTGCAACCAGGGAAAGTAAAAACTAAATGCTAAGAGTGCATAATGGCCAGTTGGTAAAGTTTAGGTTTGCCTTTTTGGTAAATGGTGAATTTTATGACCCTTTAGATCAGGCTGTTCCTGTAGATATATATGCAACTGTATCAAGAGGAAATGGTGGCACTGGAGAAATAATTCACTCATCTACTTCGTTAATCAATACAAGTTATCGAATTGTGTCAATAACCCCACCCAGCTCAATAGTGGATGATCACATCTCAGCAACTTTTACATTTGATATAGATCATCAACTAACCGTTGGCGATACAGTGATTGCTTATGGAGTTGGCGGCGGCTATAATGCAGAATATATAATCACATCTGTTCCAGATACAACATCTGTAATAGCCAGAACAGCGGCAAGCACTATACCAAGTCTATCAAGTTACGATCCAACAAAAGTGTATGCAAGATTGTCTCTTAAGACAAATTCATATTACGATAGACCATCAAACTCAGAATATAATTTTTATTATAAAATTCCAGAAACATTATTTGGCGGAACTTATACCGTCTCTATTCAATGCGCATACAATGATAGGACTCAAGTAATTGAGCATCATTTTGAGGTTTCTAGAAGTCAAGTTGGTAGAGTCGGAAATATAGTATATAAAAAAATAGAAAATGGAGTGATAACTTTATCGACAGATATTGATCACAATCTCTTATCTGGTGATCAAATTTCAATATCAGAAATAAGTGCAGCCTTTAATGGAAATTATTTTATTTCTTCAGTTCCAGCAAATAATAAATTTTCTATTACAACAAACATTTCTTTATCTAATCTAGAGCAACTTACAACAGGTAGATACTCTGTTATTAATACTACTGGAGTATCTAAAGATTTAACTGGTCCAACAACTGGCGCAACTATTTCAAAGAGGCCAATTTTTGATTCATTAGAAGAATATTATAATACTAATTCAATATTATTAATAGGCCATAGTGACGGAATAGAATTAAATCAAATTATAAAAATTAATTCAATTCAAGAAGCTACTAATTTATTGGGAGCAAATACATCTTCGCCTCTTTTAAGGGGAATTCATGATGCGTTTAGCTGTGGTTCAAAGTCTATATTTATAATGGCAGCTGCTCCAATGTCGGAGTATATAGATGACATTTCCCAAAGGCTTACACCAATGCCAATACTGTTCTCTGAAGAAACAAATTCTAATTTAGATTTTTATCAAAAGTACTATGAAAGATTAACAGTTAGTTATGACGAGGCAAAGGGTCTTGATTTTATTGACATAATAGTCCCGCTTGAAGCGTCTATGATTAATACTGGTTCTGTTGATTTCACTGCCCAATTAGCCCTTCACTGTTATTCATTCAATGATGCTACCGGATATGTTCAAATAGGAATTATTGGTTCTAAAAATAACGGAACAAAAGATAGCGATGTTGAACTTTTAGAACAAAATATTAGACTTGTAAATAAGTTTACCACTTACTCAATAAGTGGAGAAATAGAGAGTGACATAGGTCGATATGTTATTCCCGTGTATGGCGAGTTAACGTTTAATCATATAGGTTTTGGTAGATCTTACACAAGTTCAGCTGCAGCTGCCTTTGCCGGAATGATGTCATCAACTCCGGTTTATAATGGAATGATTAGAAAGAGAATACCAGGAGCGTATTCTGTTTATGGTTCAAATTTATCGGCAGATTCATTGGCTAGGTTAGATAATCTCGGTGTCAACACTGTATACAGAACGCGCAAAGCACTAAGAGGCAACCCGTACGAAGTGAATATATCCAATGATTACACCTTAGCTAATAAAAATAGTTCTTTTACTAAAGCTCCACAAATGAGATTAGTAGCTATGGTTATAACTGAAATAAAAGCAATAGCAAATGACGGCATAGGTAAGAACGCAGAAGATAAGGTGATTTCACAAGTTAAGTCTATGCTTGATACGTTAGTGTCAACTAGGGCTATTAAAGACTATAAACTTCAATCATATGGATCTAAAACGGAAAGAGGAACTTTAATTTTTGAAATAAACCTAGTGTCTTCTCTTGGTTTAAAAAATATTAATTTCTCTATAATAACAGGACCAGGAGCCTAATATGCAATCTTCATTTCCATTTCCAGGTAGATTTGATAGCGACTTAGCACCAGGTAATAAGTGGGAGAGTTATTCCGAAAGTAGGGAAAGACTTCGAGAGCAAGATCCTAAATATTATAACGATACTGATTCACGAAGATTAAAAGCCGAAGGTAATTTGAGCTATCTTGGCTTTATAGAAGTTGTCAAAATGCTTTGGGAAAATTCATATCCAGATATACCAATTGTAGCAACCTTTGGAGGCAAATTTGCTTCATATCCATGTGTAGCCTATGGCCTTGAATTAAAGAGGGCGCACAATCAAGAACCTAAAATGAGATATAGGGATAAAGCATTGGGTGATGATGGAAAGTATTATTTTATAGAGGGTCAGCGCTTTCAGAATGTTGTTTCTTTTACTGTATTAGTTGAAGCTAATGCGGGTCAACTGGCTGGCGATCAGTTGAGGTATGCCGGTGCTGAAGTGGCCGATAGGATCATGGAAATATTTGAAGATTTTATGTTGGAATATACTCCAGTTTTTAAAAGATTGGGAGCTTCAGAATTGGTATATGCCAGAAGGGTTTCTGATACCGAAACAAACATGGACCAAACGGATATAGTAAAAAGAACGGTTACCTACTTATTAACAACCGAAAAGATACATGTATCACCTGTTGATAAGATTGAATCGATTGTGGCGGATATACGTCAATGGGTTTCCTATGAAAAGGATTTAGTGGAGCAGGCAGCTACTCCAGCGTCAATATATAATCCAGATATGAGCTTGGATATTGTAGACTTATTTCAAAGCGCTACTCCAAATTCATAATATCTACCAGACTGTGTAAATCTAGTTAGTTTTTACGGGTACCCCATTACTATATCTTTCGAGTTAATCCAATAAATCCGTGACTCGGAGGTTAAAAATAACATGGCTCTACCAGGTGTAAAAACAATAATTAAAGATCGCTTCTACAGTATCTCCCGTCAGGATAGCCCCGTCGGACCTAGAGTTGTAGTAATTGCAAAAAGAACAACAGATGACGGTACAGGTAACGTTGCAGACCTTGACGTAGTTTTGTGTACAAATGAACAAGATGTAATAACTGCTTTTGGTGAAGATTCAGGTTGCCACAGAGCATTTTTTGAACTTGTTTCAGCAGGAGCAGAAAGAATTTTCATGGTCCCACTGCCAAGTGACACAACTTGGAATCACAGCTCAGGCTCTGTAACAAGTTCTAATTTTGGTGGTAGCGTTTTTGAAGCAATGTTCATTGCAGCAGAAGCAGCTCAACCAGATATTATTCTTCCTTGGGGAAGCGGTGCAAGACCAGGACTTTGGGCAGCAACGCCTTCTGAATCTTTCTCAGCTAGCTCAGACACAATCTATGGCTTCCATGCAGACAATACAGCTACAGTTGCAAATAACTGGGCAGTAAAAATAGCTGATGCTGTTAGAACAATTAACGAGAACAGCCATCCATGTTTCGCAATCCTAGGAACAAAGCCATACACTGGAACAAATGATGTCATGACCCCTGGTCAAGTATCAACACACCTTGCTTTGACAAATCTTTCAGATAGAGATTCAGCAACGACCTATAATGGTGTCGCTGCTAAAGAACTTGGAAGACACGTTGCTGTAATTGGATCAGAGTTAAAGCCTGCAAATTATCCAGCAGCATGGGGGTATGCTAACGGTTCAGCTGCGCTTGCAGCAGCAGTTAGCAGAATGGCTTCTTACACTTCAACAATCAATAAGACAGTTTACAACATTGCAGCATTAAGATATAATGCTAGCAAAACAACTCTTTTGGCAATGACCAATAAAGGTGTAAACTCAATTATGTTGAACTTCAACAGAGCACCAATCTTTACAGATGGTGTAACCTTTGCTGGAGCCAGCTCAGACTACACAAGATTAACAACATTGAGAATTGTTAACGAAGCTATGTTGGTTGTTCGTCAAAGCTGCCAGAAGTTCATTGGTCAGCCTTCAACCATTCAAGTTAGAAACTCGATGGAAACTTCGATTACTTCATCCCTAAGAGGAATGCAGCAATTAGGAGCAATCTTAGACAGCGATTTTAACATTAGATACATCGCTGAAGAAAACAAAGCACTTATTGACTTGGTTATCACACCTGCGTTTGAACTCAGAAACATCGAAGTTCAAATGTCAGTTGAGCTCGGTTAATATTATATAAAAAACACTGCAAATTTATATACCGATTAGGAGGGTAATATGGCAGGCGAATACTACGACAGTCCAGTAAATAAGTATCTCAATACTTATACAACATTTTCTGGTGCTGATATTGTTGCCACTTTTGGTGGCGTTGAAATCGGAGCTCTTTCGGGAATCACTTTCTCAGTGACAAGAGAAAAGGCGCCAATTTACACAATGGGTTCACCAAACCCACGTTCATTTTCAAGAGGTAAAAGAGGTATTGCTGGTTCGTTGATATTTACAGTATTTGACCGCCCAGCTCTGTACCAGATGCTTGAAACACATCATAACTCTTCTTCGGAAATGAAGTTTTTCACAAGAGCTCATAATACACTTCCTGGCGATCCAAGCCACAAGAGAGGTATTGCTGAAGTAACAAATCAAACAAGAGACGTAGTTAGCAAGACACCATACTACGCAGACCAAATTCCACCATTCGATATTACAATTACATTTGTTAACGAATATGGTCAGGCTGCTGTTAGATCAATCTATGGTGTTGAACTGTTAAACGAAGGTTCGGGAGCTTCGATGGATGACATTGTTATCGAAGAAACAATGACATACGTTGCTCGTGAAATTGGTCCAATGTATAAGATTACAACGGATAATCTTAACAGATTCAACTCAGAAGACTTAGGTTCTTTGATTAGCAAAGAAGCAGTATCTTCAAGTGGATTAAACAGCGAGATAATTAGACCATAATTACAAATAAATAATTATAGTAGTTACTAAATAGTGGAGGACTTGGTGTAGGACCAATCCTCCACTATTTTATTTTTAAGGAATAATATGGCATTTAACAGAAATGATGTATCAGATATAGCGAATCTCACGACTATAACATCAAGAAAAAATAGACTCTCTACTTATGAAGAGGGTGTAAAAGACTTTAGAAGAAATAATAATCTTCCAGATCCATTTTCTGATATGTCATTTTCCGGTGCAGACATAACAGCTACAATTATTATTCCTAAAATTGGAGAAAATGGATTTATATCCGATGAGGGTGATGTCTTGGAGATGGCAGAACTTCAAACAATATCCTATTCAATGCACAGAGAAAACTCTCCGATAAGAACGCTTGGACATGTAAATCCAAGAGGTTTTGTAAAGGGTGCTAGAACAATAGCCGGAAGTATGATATTTACTCAGTTTAACGAGTATGCATTCTATAGAATAGAAAGTTATAGAAAAATACTTTCAGATAGCAAGGGGTACTATGCTCCATTGGCAGACATGTTGCCGCCATTTGATATTGTATTTACTTTTTTTAACGAATATGGTTTAGCAGCAAAAATGAAAATATTTGGTGTTACCCTTGTAGACGAAGGCGGTACTATGTCAATAGACGACTTAATCACCGAACAAACCTATACTTATATGGCTAGAGGTCTACAGCCTCTGGTACAATTGGATACGGCTCGTGATGACCTTAGATACCCAGATGGATATCAGGCTCAACAAAATGAAAGATTAAGAATATCTACAAATGCTTTTGGAGATAGGGTCGAAGATTATAAGAACTTTATTGAAAGAATATATTCACCGCCTACAATTGTTTAAGGTTTAAGTATGACAAGTCCATATAGAGCTGTTCCATATAGGCCATTTAGTGGCTATATTCCATACCAGGATACTGTTTCAACTAATCCTGGTTTGAAAAATAAAAATGGAACGTTTGATCCACTTTCTGCAGAATTAGATCTTTATTGGTCTGGTGGCAAGACTACTGGGGATCCTCGTTTTAGCAATTATTATGATTACTTTTTTTCTGGTGAAGATGTAAGAGTTTATATTGATGGTTTGTTTGACCCTAAGGACGAACTAGATATAGCTGGATTTGGTTTTTTAATTAAACAAGAAAAACAAGCAGTCTACGGATTTTGGTCCTACAACTTTGATGCTATGATGAATGGATCAAGAATAATAACTGGTCAGTTTTCCTTATATTCAAGATACCCAAGAAGAATGACACATCTATTAGAAGAAGCAGCAAGAGTTAGAAGTTCCTCTGCATCAGGTAAATCTGATAACTCTGGTGTCGTATCTGTTTTAAGATCGCAGAACGAATCAAGAACAGATGAAGAGAATATACAAAAATATTGGGCTAATAGTCAGTTAGATAGAATAACTACCGATCCAGCCATAAGCACCTCTTCGGCAGACGGGCAACATAACATTTTTAGCGCCCACCCCCCATTTAACTTTGTTATAGTATATGGAGTAGAGGAGTCAAGTTTAAGCCCCGTAGGAGTCGCTGAGAACGCTTCTACGGCTGCTATGGAGCAAAGAGACAATCTGGATAGGATAATATCAACTGACATAAATGAGAGAAAAGTTAAAATGTCAGACAATAAAACCCCAATGAAGATTGTTTTACAAAATGTACATCTAATGCAAATGAGCACGGAATATCAAAGTGGTGGGTCGCCTTTAATAGAAACCTATAGCTTTGTGGCAAGAGACTTCTATCTCACCGAAGCCGAATCTGGATTCAATCCATATACTGGTAAGACCTTTGTCTCAACAGAACCACAGGCAACAAACGCCACAAAACCAGTGGTTGAAAGTCCATTGGTAAATAGGACTGAAAGCACTCAGCCAAGATAATAATTTTAATATATATGTGATATAATGTAATTTGAAACGAAATAAGGAGAAACAATGTCTGAGAAAAGAAAAGTTGTAGTTAGACAAGATAATGAAATGGCAGAAGAGTTATCTGCTGATTCAGTTGAAATTTTTTTAGAAACTGATGAACCACAAGATGGTGACATCGTTGTATCTGATTATTCAGATGAACAAATTCCTGTTGAGCAGGCTACAACAGTTGAAGAGTTGGCAGATGATCAAGTTATCTTCGACAATGGTCCTACAGCTGGACAGATTAAAGCATGGAAGAAACAATACGGTGAAGTATATGTAACTTCTATTTCGTTTGATAAGCATATTATTTGGAGAGTTCTTTCTAGAATTGAATACAAGCAACTTGTTAAAAAGATGGAAACCCTAATGCAAGCTGGACAACTCTCAAACGCAGAGGCAAATATGTGGAACGAAGAAGCAATTTCAGAACTCTGCATTCTATTCCCATCATACGATAAGCAAGCTCTTACTGGCGATATGGCCGGTCTTCCATCATTAATCTCACAAGAAGTTCTAGAGGCTTCTGGATTCGTTGCCCTAGAGGTTAGACAACTCTAAGATGTTAGATGCAGGGATTCTTTTTGAACTAAAGAAAAAACACGGTTCAATATTTCAGACCAAAATAAAACGGATCTGAAATAGTATTTAAAGAGCTAACTTTTTCTGAGTTCGATAAAGTTGCAGCGTATAAGAGTACCGAGGGCATTTCCTCTGCAGACGCAGAAGATGAAATCATTAAGTCATCAGTGGTTTATCCTGAAGATTTTGATTTAAATAAATTCCCGCCTGGAGCTATAAGTTCTTTAGCTGAGCAGATAATTGAATTTTCCGGCTTTGCTTCGGCAAGAACAGCTAAGCGAATTCTGGAGGAAAAAAGAGTAATAGCTAATCACGTTAGAGGCTTAATGAAAGCCTTTGTTCTGGCTACTATACATACAGATACTCCAGAATTTTTAGACTCGTTAACGTATTCAAAGCTAGCAGAAAGAGTCGCATTAGCAGAAAAAATAATTGAAGTTCAGCAAGCAATTGCTGGAATAGAATCTACTAATGTAACCTTATCATTAATTGACCCTCAAGAAGAAAGAGAAAAAGAGGCTCAATCAGCAGCTAGGCATAATGCATCTAAGGTTGAGGGAGCTGCAACATACAATGACCCTATCGCTCAAAAACTATGGGGTATGGGCAGATAACATAAAAGGGGGTGACCAATGCAGAGAGATAAAGGACCAATCCATAATATTGGATTTGGCGTAACTTCTAGAGAGTTCACTACCGGAGATGATACACAGAATGGTCCATCCCCAGATTCTGGTTACGTTAGCAGAGCATTAGAGGGTAGACCCCTAGTAAAGATGGCTTCGGCCATGATTGCAACTGGCGTTGCCGCAACGGTAGCTGGAAAATTCTTAAGAGGTGGTGGCTTAAAGATACGGAAAAGCTCTTACTGAAAGAGCTGCAACATCTGCTGAAGGCAGTTTTATATCTAGGGCTAATTATGGCTTATTAAAAGCAAGAAGCATTCTTGACGAACTTGAAGGTGTTACTCGTTTAGAAGAAGGAAAAACAAAATTAGTTTTTGATTCCGCTGGAAAACTTCAAACAGGTTATGAAGGACACAAGAGTGTTGTTAATGCTGGCTATGCATTTAGGGCAGAAGGCAGAGGCGCATCATCAACTGCTACTTGGCACTACAGAGACGAACTTCAACAGAGATTAGTGCGTCAAGCTAGAAGGCTTCCTTATGAAGTTCCAGCTTTTTATGCGGCAGATAAATACATAACTAAGCCGCTATTTGGTGGCGGTGAACAAGATACTGGGCCAAAAAAGAAATGGTATGACCCATCTAGGGGTGTAGATATAGCTAAAGATTTAGCTAAGACAACCTTGTTCCAAATGGGTGGATTCATGCTACCAACGGCTGCAGCTGGCGCAGCAAAAGAAAGCTCATTAAATTTTTATAGAACAGCACAAGAAAGACTAATGGCAACAAACGCCACTGGTTATTCTACGATAAAAAATACAACAAAACATGCTATATATGAAAAATCTTTAAACCTAAAAGGAATACTTGAAGGTGTTGGTCACGACTTATTTAGTGTATTAGATAAATCAATTAAGTTTTCGGAAAGATCATCTGGAGCTTTGTCAAGTGCATTTATTGCAATGACAGATATTCATAAAAATCCAGTTGCAGCTTTGTATTCACAAAGACACGGAGCAAATGCTGCCCCTGGTGTACCGAAGCCTTCTAGAAGAGAAGTGGTACAAAAATTAGCTAGAGATATATACAAAGGTAATAAGACTGCATTAAATCGAATTCCAAGCAATCCATCAGTAGGAGGATTTCACCTACCGGCTCAAGGTATAAAGATAGATTCAATGTTGGATCTGATTCCTGGTTACAAAGCTGTTAGACAAGGTGCAAAATCAGCGCACGAAGAATATCAAAAGCTATCTTTTGCTCAATCATTTCTAGATAAACCAGGAACAAATTGGAATGAAATACAAAAAGGTTTTGGAAAAATTCTTGGAGTTGATAGAG